GCCGAGCATGAGGGTTCCACAAAGACAGGCGGTAATGGAATATGACCCGTTTGCGGCTTGATTATAGGTTAGCGGTTGAGCTTGATGTTCCTGCTGTGACTGATTTGATTTGTGAGTTTCACGGTGTTTCGTTTCAGCGGAATGTTGATTTTGACTGGGGTAAGATGGAGGATTGGGTTAGTGATCGAGTTAATGACGATGGCAGTTTGGTTCTTGGCTGTTGGTCTGGGGATTTTCTTGTCGGGGCGATTGTAGGTTTGACGTTTTTGCCTCCATACAGCAACAGGCTAGTCGCGGGGGATTATATCTGGTATGTTAGGCCAGAGCATCGCGGCGGCATGGCGGGTGTGCGGTTGATGAAGATGTTTGAAGATTGGGCGCGAGATGTTGGTGCTGTTCAGATTTTGACAGGCGCGACATCTGGCATTAATAGTAAGAGGAGCGCTGCGTTGCTGGAGCGTTTGGGGTTTGTTCCTACTGGGGCGAGTTTGTATAAGGATTTGATGTGATGTGTAATCTTGGCAGTATAACTCAGACGGAAACGTCTAAAGAGACGAGCGCTATGAAAGGCAAGGAGCCACAAACGGGTCTTGGTGCTATTGTAGAAAACGTCAAGTCAGACTTATCAATTGGGCTTTCCACTATTGGTCAAAGCAAGGAAAAGCGGGCTGAGACTATGAAGGATGCTGGTTATAGCGATGCTGCCATTAAAGATTATGAAGATCGCACCGAAGCGAGTGCAGCTAAACATAAAGAAATTCAAGACCGTTTAAGGCAAAACAAAAAGAAAAGAGAAAAAAGAGAAGAAAGAGAAAAAACACAAAAGGTTGCTGCGGATGCTGCTGCGGATGATGCTGCTGCTGATGTTGATACCACACCAATGCCACCTGCTGCGCCGAGTTCGACTGCGCAGCCTGAAGCGGGATCGGCAGAGGAGGCGGTTGTTAAGGAAGCGGAAGAGAAGAAGGGTTTTGCGGGGACAATTGAGACAACCCCAGCAGGATTGCTTGCACCACCCAAGACAAGAAAGAAAAGATCATTGATGGGTGGTTTGATTACATGATGTACCGCATGCCGCAGAATATTGCTGGTGAGATGGGGCGCATGTCGTCGCAGCCAGCCAAGCGCCGTGCTGATATGACAGTTGATCCTTTGGAGCGTTTGAACCAAAAGATGGCTGGTCGGATGCAGGGCGGGGCTGTTGAGGGCAAAGAGAAGCGCAAGAAGCGTTCTATGTTAAATAGTATTGGAATGATGTAATGGCACAAGTTAATCCGCTAGTTTCGCAGCTAGACCGTAGGTATAAGACGTTGCAGTCTCAGAGGTCTAATTGGGAGAAGCATTGGCAAGAACTTGCGGATTATATGTTGCCGCGCAAAGCTGACATTACGAAAAAGAGAACTCAAGGCGACAAGCGTACCGAACTGATCTATGACGGCACAGCCGTTCATGCAGTTGAACTGCTCTCTTCCTCACTGCATGGTATGTTGACGTCTCCCAGTACGCCTTGGTTTTCTATGCGGTATCGTGATCCTGCGTTGCAGGGTGACGATGCTGCAAATGAGTGGTTAGAGTTGTGCATGGATCAAATGTACCAAGCTTTTAACCGCTCCAACTTTCAGCAAGAGATCCATGAATTGTATTATGATTTGGTCGTGTTTGGCACGGCTGCGTTTTATGTTGAGGGGGATCTTAACGGTTTACGCTTTAGTGCGCGTCATATTGCCGAGGTAACGGTTGCCGAAGACGCAAATGGTAAGGTTGACACGGTCTATCGCAAGTTTAAGCTTAGTGCGCGAGCAGCAGCACAACGCTTTGGCGAACAAAACTTGCCAACGCAGATGACAAAGGATTTAAAGAACGATCCGCACAAAGAGCATGATCTTGTTCACGTTGTTTATCCGCGTAGCGAAAGTAAAGGTAAGATCGGTCAAAACAAGCCTATCGCATCAGTATACTACCATTTAGACAGTAAAGCGTTAATATCTGAAGGTGGATTTGATGATTTCCCATTTATGGTTCCGCGTTTTGTAAAAGACAGTGTTAGCACTTATGGGCGATCTCCGGCGATGAATGCATTGCCTGATGTTAAGATGGTTAACAAAATGTCTGAGACTACTATTCGTGCGGCTCAGAAGCAGATAGATCCGCCGTTGATGGTTCCAGACGATGGGTTTATGTTGCCAGTGCGAACAACGCCGGGGGCATTAAATTTTTATCGCACGGGTACGCGGGATCGTTTAGAGCCGTTGCAGATTGGCGCAAACAATCCACTGGGTTTAAACATGGAAGAGCAGCGGCGCAATGCAATCCGGCAAGCATTCTATGTGGATCAGTTGCTGATGTCACAAGGCCCAGCCATGACTGCGACTGAAGTGTTGCAGCGTAATGAGGAGAAGATGCGTCTTCTTGGACCTGTTCTTGGTAGGCTCCAGTCTGAGTTGTTACAGCCTCTTATATCTCGCTCTTTCGCGCTGCTGCTCAGGAACGGTCTTCTTCCAGCCGCTCCTGAGCAATTACAAGGTCAGGACATTGACATTGAGTATGTAAGTCCATTGGCGAAGGCGCAGAAGCTGACTGATTTGCAGTCTATGCTGCGCGGGTTTGAAGTGATGATGCAGGTTGCTGAAATTGCACCTGTCATGGATTATTTGGATAGTGACAAGCTTGTGCAGTATTTAGTTGAAGTCACTGGCATTCCTGCGCGTGTGATCCGAAGTGATGACGAGGTTGCGCGTATTCGTAGGCAGCAAGCGCAGGCCGCGCAAGAGCAGCAGGCTATGGAGCAGCAAATGATGTCAGCGCAAGCGGCTGGGCAGATCGCGCCATTGGTTAAAGCTGTGGGTGGTGCTGAACAGTGAAGAAGATAGAAGATTTAAAACTTTCTTATCGACGTGTTTTTAATACAGATGATGGAAAGGTAGTCTTGAGTGATCTTAAAACCCGCTTTGGGTTTGAGACAACCACGTTTTCGGACAATCCTTATGAAAGTGCATTTAACGAAGGTCAGCGAGCAGCAGTGCTGTTGATTGTCCGAATGCTGACCGAAGGGAAGGAAACCCCATGAGCGAAGAGGCAACCCAAGATGTTGGGTCTCAGGAAGCTGTTGCAGCAGAAGCTGTACCAGTTAGCTTTTTAGAAAGCCTGCCAGAAGACTTGCGCAACGAACCAAGCTTGCGCACTTTTACAGATCCGGGCGCGTTGGCAAAAAGCTATGTCAATGCCCAGCGTATGATTGGCGCAGATAAAATTGCGCTGCCAAGTAAATCTGCAACGTCTGATGAGTGGAGAGAGGTCTACAATAAGCTAGGTGCGCCAACAGATGTAAATGGCTATCAGTTTGACGGCGATGTGCCATTGCAAGAAAACTATCTTAATTCGTTTCGGGAACATGCCTTGAACGCTGGACTGCGTCCGAGCCAAGCAAACGAAATGATGAACTTTGTGCGCTCCACAATTGATGGCATGAACAATAGCATGTCTGAGAGCGCCGAGGAAGCCCGCTACGCAGGGGAACAGGAATTGCGGCAGGAGTTTGGTCAGGCGTTTGAACAGCGCCTAGAAATGGCTCGTATGGCTGCTCGCAACCTATTGGGCGGCACAGATATGTTTGATGACATCCAACTGTCTGATGGGCGCATGTTGGGCGATCATCCTGACATCATCCGCATGTTTTCCACCCTTGCATCACAGATTGGCGAAGACAATTTAGCAGGCGAGACAACAGAGTTAATTATGACCCCGGAAGAGGCATCAAGGCAAATTGCAGAGATGACTAGACGAGATGGTCCATATTTTGATAGAATGCACCCAGAGCATGATACTTACGTTGCTGAAGTATTACGGTTACGGGAGTATATGTAGTGGACAACCGCAAGGCCCACGAGCAAGCTTGTAAGTCAAGTGGAGTAGTTGCCCTAAGCAATAGCACGGCCTCGCAAGAGACAACCAAGCGCAGCGAACCTAAAACTGAAACTGTAAGGAGATGACATAATGTCTACTCAAATTACTACAGCTTTTGTCAATCAGTTTTCTGCAAACATCCAGATGTTGTCACAACAGATGGGTTCTATCCTGCGAGCAGCGGTAGATGTAGAAAGCGTAAATGGCGAGAAAGCTTTTTTTGACCAAGTAGGTGCGGCGGCTGCCGTTCTACGCACATCACGTCATGCGGACACACCGTTGGTTGATACACCACATTCACGCCGCATGGTTACAATGTCTGATTACGAATACGCAGACTTGATCGATGATCAAGACAAAGTGCGTTTGTTGGTAGATCCGACATCAACATACAGCCGTGCAGCCGCTGCTGCTATGGGCCGCGCAATGGATGATGTCATCATCTCTGCTGCTCTTGGTACAGCGCAAACGGGTAAAGACGGTGCGACATCTACAGCATTGCCATCAGCACAGAAAATTGCAGTTGCATCTTCTGGTCTGACCATTGCTAAGTTGGTATCAGCCAAGGAAATTTTGGACAGCGGAAATGTTGATCCATCTATTCCTCGTCACATCGTTGTTTCACCTAAGCAGGTTTCTGACCTGTTGAACAACACGACTGTAACGTCAAGCGACTACAACACCGTCAAGGCGTTGGCGATGGGCGAAATCAACACATTCGTTGGCTTCCAATTCCATGTCAGCAACCGTCTGAATACAGATGGATCAGGTGACCGTCAGGTTATCGCATTTGCCAGTGACGGCATCAAGCTTGCGGTTGGCAAAGAGCCAGCGGCTCGCATTGATGAACGCGCGGACAAATCCTACGCAACACAGGTTTACTATTGCCAGTCAATCGGTGCGACACGTATGGAAGAGTCCAAGGTCGTTGAAATCGCTTGTTCTGAATAAGGAGACTGAAAAATGGCTACTGTATATTCAGCACAACGCACAAACACACGCGCTACCCCAGCCGTGATGAACAAAGCTAATGAGCTTGGTGGACGCGTCCGCGTGGCTCATGGCACATACGAGGCATCTTCTTTGGCGTCTGGTGACGTTATTGAGATGTTTGTCCTGCCAGACGGCGCACGTTTGTTGGAAGGCTCTTTGGCGCATGACGCGCTGGGTGCATCAACAACATTGTCTGTAGGCTATGCAGCACACACAAACGCGGCAGGTACAGCAGTATCTGCGTCAGCGGCGGCATACAAAGCAGCGGCGGCGTCAACATCTGCTCAAAAGGTAGATGTCCTTGCAACTTTGGCTCTTGGCTCAGGCTCAGAGACAGACACAAACGAGGACGGCGTGGCAATCACAGTAACAATGGGTGGTGCTGCTGGCACTGGTACTATTGAACTTACTGTCAAGTATGTGGTTGACTAAATAGAACGGGGCGGTTCGCCGCCCCTTCTTTTACAGGATGAGAGTAAATGGCTAGTACAGTTGATATTGCAAACTATGCGTTAAACAATTTGGGCGCATCTAACATTTCCTCGCTGACTGAAAACAGTAAAGCGGCAAGGATTGTTAATCAAAGATATGAAGCTGTCCGCGATGCCGTGTTTCGCGCACATCCTTGGAATTGTTTGATACAAAGAGTGCAGCTTGCGCAGGAGACAGACACGCCTGCGTTTGGTTATGCATATCAATATGCGCTGCCGACAAACCCGTACTGCTTGCGCGTTTTGGAATTTTCTAATGGAACATTGTCATATCCGCAAGACAACATAACAAACAACACTGGTGGCCCTGCTTTTGTCATAGAAGGCAGAAGGTTGTTAACAGATGAAGGCACGGCGCGTATCAAGTATATTGGTCGCGTCACTGATCCACAGCAATACGATGCAAGCCTAGTTGAAGCCTTGGCGGCTCGATTGTCTGCTGAGATCTGTTACGCAATAACTGGATCAACGTCTATGGTTCAAATTCAAACTGCATTGTACGATGCAAAAATAACTGAGGCCAGATTTAATGACGCGACAGAAGGCGCACCTCAACGCATAGAGGCAAGTGACTTTATTGAAAGCAGGTTCTAAATGGCACGTTCTGCACCAGCGTTTAGCTCGTTTACGGCGGGTGAGATCAGTCCGCGCTTAGAGGGTCGCACCAATATTGAAAAATACCAAGAAGGTTTGTCTGATTTGACAAACATGGTTGTTATGCCACATGGCGGCGTAACGCGCAGACCCGGCACAGAATTTCTTGCTGAGGTTTCTGATAGCTCGGTCAAAACAAGATTGATCCCGTTTCAGTTTAAAACTTCTGATACTTACATACTTGAGTTCGGCAATCAAACAATGCGCGTTTATCGAAATGATTTACAGGTTCTAAACGCAACAGACAAAAGTATTACAGCAATAACAAAAGCAAACCCCGGCGTTGTAACAAGTGCAAGTCATGGGTTTAGCAATGGCGATGAAGTTTATGTTGACAGCGTGGGCGGCATGACAGAGTTGAATGTGCGCAACTATCTTGTTGCTAATTCAACAACAAACACGTTCTCATTGCAAGATTTGTTTGGCAATGACATTGATACAACAAATTTTACAACATACACATCCGGCGGCACAGCTACAGAAATATATGAAATTGCCACCCCATACGCTGAAGCTGATTTGTTTGATTTACGGTTCGCGCAATCTGCCGACACAATGTATATTGTCCATCCCTCATATGATATACGCACGTTGACGAGAACAGATCACAATGCGTGGACGTTTGCCACATTGTCAATCACTGGCACACCTAGTCCGGCTCTCAGCGGCTCAGACAATCGCCCCAGCGTTGTTTCGTTCTTTGAACAGCGTTTGGTGTTTGGAAATACGAACAACAACCCACAAACACTGTGGTTTAGTAAGAACGGAGATTACAGCAATTTTACAGTCGGTACGGCTGATGATGATGCGCTGATCTATACAATTGCATCCAACCAAGTAAATGCCATTCGTTTTCTGTCTGCAACGCGTGTTTTGACTGTGGGAACATCCGGCGGTGAATATGTACTTACATCAACAAATGATGGGCCAGTTACTCCGACAACAACATTGATCCGCAAGTATTCTAATTATGGAACGGCTGCCATTGAGCCTGTGCAAGTTGCGGATGTTACGTTGTTTGTGCAGCGCGGCAACAGAAAAATACGCGAGTTTAAATTTGTTGGCGATGTCAATACTGGCGGCTATTCAGCGCCTGACATGACGATCTTGGCAGAGCATATTACCAACGGCGGCATTGATCACATGGCGTTCCAACAAGAGCCAGACAGCGTTGTGTGGTGTGTGCGTAATGATGGCACACTGTTGGGTATGACATATCGCCGAGAAGAAGAAGTCGTCGCATGGCACAAGCACGTAATCGGGGGGACGTTTAACAGTGGTCAGGCTGTAGTGGAAAGCGTTGCAACGCTGCCGACAGATACGGGCGAAGATAGTTTGTATATGATTGTTAAGCGCACGATTAACAGTACGACAAAAAGATATATTGAAAAAATGAAGTTGTTTGATTTTGGCGCAAATACAACGACTGCATTTTTTGTAGATAGCGGTTTGTCTTACAGCGGCAGTGCAACAACGACACTAAGCGGTTTGTATCATTTAGAAGGTGAGACTTTACAAATCCTTGGCAATGGCGCAACGCATCCAGACAAAACAGTTAGCAGCGGCGGTATTACATTAGATTATTCATCCACAACTGCTGCTGTTGGCTATGGCTATGATAGCGAAATGCAAACGCTCCGCATTGAAAGCGGATCTGTTGATGGCACAAGCCAAGGCAAGCCAAAGCGCATCCATGGAATTACGCTTCGACTTTATGAAAGTGTTGGAGTTGAAATTGGAAATGATGCTAGTGAAATAGATCGTATATTCTTCCGAGACAGTTCAATGTCTATGGACACTGCAATTCCATTGTTTACGGGCGATAAGGATATTGAGTTCTCTGGTGGCTTTGACGATGATGATCGTGTATATATAAAACAAGGGCAGCCATTGCCCTTAACTGTTCTAGCGTTCTATCCGCGCATGAATACGTTCGATAAGTAGGTGTAAGCAATGTGTAACCCTTTAGCAGTTATATCAACAGGATTGCAGATTGTAGGCGCTGTACAGCAAAAGAGTGCCGCAAATAAAGCAGCGGCTGCGGCGCAAAGGGCTGGCGAATTTAACGCAAGTATCATTGAGCGCGATATTGAATTATTAGAAAAAACACGCGGTATTTTAAATGCAAACTTTCTTGTTGCAGGCGAGCGAGCAAGAGATATTTTTGAGCGCGAAGTGCAAGGCACGGCTCGTGCCGGATTTGGTTATGCAGGTTTTGATATGAGCGCAGGCACACCTTTATCTGTTTTGCGACACAATGCGCGTGAGTTTGATTATGAGCAAAAGGTTGCTGCATTTGAAAACTCAATACAAAATATGCAGATTGATGATGAGCAGGAAGGTCTGCAAATGGCGGCAGAACTGTCACGCATGGAAGGCGGTATGGCAGCAGCATCCGCTCGTGCGCAAGGAGCTGTCTCAATGATCAATAGCTTGTCAAATGTTGCGACGACTATTTATGAAAATCCGGGGGACTTTAGAATAGCATGAAGATACCTGTTTACACCAGTCGTGCGATTAGTAAGCAAGTTACGCCGGGCGCACAATTGCGCGGTACTGTGCGTATGAACCCGCAAGCGATGGCTCAGGCAGAACTTGCCAAGGCTGCGCCAATGAAAGCACTGCTGGATGGTGCTACTCAATTTGCTGCTGCGCGTTGGCAAGCATCCCAAGAAGCGCAATACAACGAAGCTGCCTTGGCAATAGAAGAAGGTATGCGCGAAGCCGAATATACGCTTGGCAATTCAACAGATATTTTTAATGTGCTGGATGGTGACAACAATTGGCAAAGCAGTATGGATGAACTGCGTGATGTTACGATCTCAAGTGTCAGCAACAGATCTTTGCAGCGCAAGTTAAAGTATGCATTTGAGCAAAATGAAATTGCTGCACGATTTAGGTTGCGCGGTGTTATTGATAAAAAGATCTTAGCGCGTGAACAAGCTGCTATGGCTGCGCGGATGGAAGCCAAGCGGCGTAATCTTTCGCAAGTTGGCGCGACTATTGAAGATTACAACGCAGAGCTTGGCATTGTAATTAATGATCAGGCAAAAGCTGTTGCTGGCGGGCGGTACAGTTTAGAAGGCGTGACGAAAGCAAACTATCAACTACGCAAGGATATTGCCGCTGATTATTTAGCCAATGCATTCAATAACGATCCAAACGCTGCAATGCAGTTGTTCGGCATGATGGGTTTGCAAGATGAGGTTTTGGCTGGAACTAAAACCCCAGAAGAAGCAATGGCGCAAGCTGGTATTTCAGACCCATATGCTTTGCATGTGCTTTACAATATTGATCGAGATGATGCCGTTAAGATCATTCAAGAAAACTTGGCAACATCATTAAAGTTTTTTGATGCGGCTGAAAAAATAGAAACTGAGCAGCAAGAAGAAACAAATCAGCGCAACACAAAAGCGTATAACTTTGTAATGTCGGTGCAAGACACAGACATTGTTGAGCCAAATAAATTGCGCATGTTGATGGGAGATGCTGCATTTAGTGCGTTGTCGGAAACCCAACAAGAACTTGGTGTCACGGGTATGGCGGCAAAAAGATTGTTACGTAATCATTTAAATAATCAATTTTGGGCGACACCTGAGCAGCAAAATAAAATGGACGAAGAGATAGACGCTGCTTTCTTTAAGTTTGCTCCAGCGGGTGAGGGAAGCGAGGCGCGATACAGCGAACTGTATGCGTTTGCAGAGCGTGGTATGCTGACAGTTGAAGAGCTAAACACAGACACTTTTAGAATTACAGCCCAGCAACATCGTGAGTTAAGTCAGAAAATATTTAACGAAGCAGATGAAAGTTTAGCAGTTGGGTCGCGTTTGTTAAAACGTGCTTTTAGATATAACGAACTAGATGCGCAGACAAACAACCCAACACTTGCACGAGCGTCCAAGTCAGCGTTTGAAAATGCAGACTTTGCATTGCAGGATGAGTTTTCACGCCGTGAGGCTGAGGGCGATCCAATGACCTTGGCAGAAATCCGCGCATTCGCAAAAGATCAGATTGATATATTTGGCGAAA